TTATGCCTAGCATGGATGCCACTAGCACTGTCCACAAGCTGCGACACTGTGCCACTAGGCTTGACGCATGTAATGGCTGTTGACTGTGCAATACCAAGCTGTTCAGCCATAGCAGCATTAGTCTCTACTGCCGTGTCACGCAATGTCTCCAGTGTCTGCCCAATGTTACTACCTAGATGGGCTGATGTACCACTAAGCAAATCATTGTCCATGATACCTGTCAACGACACGCCAAGCAAACGCTCTTCCTCTGTGTTCTTCTTCCAAATACTACGCAGATATTTAAAGTCAGTCAGTGTTGATTGGAACGTACCTAGTATCGTAGCAAGGCGTACTTTCTCACGCAATGTTTGCTGTGTGTCACTAGCACGAGCAACTACCTCTGACAGATTACAGAACTGGTATGGACGCAATATAATTTCACTACAAGGGTTGCATCCAAAATCTTGTTCCGCATCACGCCTACCATTCTTGGCTGCTTGCACCTTTGCTGCCTGACGATTAAAGATACCACGCTCACCTGAATGTGACTCATACAAAGACAGCCACTCTCGCATAAACGTACCCATTTCTGGCTTTACTTTATATGCTACAGAGTTATTAGCTAGTCCTCTCTGACCTTCACGTTTAATACCCTTATCAGGTTCATCCCACCATACGCCTGACTTTGCGTGTGCCATCTGGTCATCATTTAAGTTAGACAGGCTAATGAGTGCGCTACGGCGCACACCGCCTACAACTACAACCTCACCAATCTTACACATAATATCGTGACACTCAATAGGATAGAGTCTACGACCTGCTGCACCTTTAAACTTCTTGATTATAAAATCAAAGAGTTCCTCTAATGGTGCTGGGCCACTGGCACGACCACCAAATGTCTTGAGCCTTGCGCCTGAAGGGCGCACCTCTGATACATCCCACTTAGGAATCTGTCCAGCGTACAGCAGAGAGATAAGTTCACGCAGAGACTTTGCCCAACCGGGGCGGCTATCACCTACCTTGATTACTGTATCTGTCTCATGCATGTCTTCATTTACAATAGGCAGCTTGTCTACTACTTCACGCTCCACAGAGAAGCCTACGCCTGTGCCACACATTAAGATGTACATAGTTTCATCAAATGCTCTAGGGCTATCTACAGGCACGTAAGAACAGTTATATGCACCCACGTGACAGCGATCTAGTGCGGGGCCAGCAGTCATCAACGCTCTCATGCTAGGCATGATGTCTTGGTTGAGTACAGCCTCTTCTAGTTCTGCACGTAAGTCTTCTGGCATAGCATAGTTACGTGTCTTTGACAGATGCTCTTCCATGTAGTTAAAGTAACGCTCTACTGTTTCTACCCATGTCTCACGGCGTTGTTCATCTTCTTTCCATCGGGCATACCGTGATAGCGCAATGAAATTTTGGTAGTCAGTTGGTAGGTAATTGTTCATATCCATCACTCCGTTATAGTTCTTATTGTTCTAATGTCAGCACCGTCTACATCATAAAAGTATTCACGTATGCCATCTTCTATCTCCTCCCCAACCTGCCCATCCGCAGGTATGGGGTATTCTTCCTCATCAATGTCGAGAGTAATAAATACTTTAACTCTCATCACTCGCTGCCACGTCTTCTAGTAGCGAATTTAAATACCATTTAGCTTTCTCCAAATCCTCAAGTGGTCTGCCTTTGTAATCAAACCGCCATAAGTATTTCATAATGTTGCCTTGCAAATAGTATTTAAAGTTAGGACCAAGTGCAGCTTGGATGGCAGCAATGCACTCAATGCCTGACTGATTATAATGTGATGGACTATTCACCATGTCTTTGTCAGCAGAAGGTGGATAATCTTCTATGTTGTCAACATCACTTTGCCTCATTGCCTGTCTCATATACTCTTCATGTCTCATATTATGCACTCCCTTTAGTCTTTGACGAAAACTGTAACCGTACTACGTTGCCATCTTCTTGTTTAACAACGACAGAAGGCTCATCATATTCTTCTTCATCTTCTAAGTCAAGTTCTTCCATTACAAACTCATGCACTAAATTACGTAGTTCTTTGTTGCTCTCCATTAAAGGAACGGTAGCACACATCATACGTACAAAGTGCATAACCTGCGAGTAAGACTCATCGTCTAATGGATTATCTGGACCTGTTATAATAGATATATCAATCTCCCCCGTCCACACAGCTTCCTTACGCCCGTTTGCATTTGCTTGCATGTCACAGCCGGGGCGTATTCTTATCACGTAGTCTTCATCGTTGTAGTACTCCTCATCATTGTGCATACTCATCTCCTTTTTACTTTACTTCCTGTGAATTTGATAAACTTTCTGTGCCTATTCTTACCCTTCTCTTTTAGCCAATCCTCTGGTATGATCCTGTCATAGTAAAGAAACCCGTATCTTATACACCACTCTGCATAAGAAGACTTAGCACCTTTGCGTAGCTTACGTCTACTATTCTCAAACACAAAGCGTATGTCTAACTTAGGGTGTTGTTTCTTAATTGCAAGATGCTTACGTCTATCTGCTGCAGTAAACATACCTTTTGTTTCTATAATGATGCCGTTGAACAGCACGAAATCTGGCGTGTATGTACGATAGGCTAGGTCTTCCCATTCTATCTTTACACACTCATAGTCATACTTGATAGAGAGTTCCTTTAGGTACTCTGCTAGTTTTAATTCAAGCCCACTACGATAGCCGTACTTCCGTGCTGCTCTAAATTGTTTTGCGTTAGGCACTAGGATGCTCTTCCACGCCAGAACTCTAAGTCTTTATACTCCTTCGATAGCGTTACGTAAGGAACAATCTTAGGTTCTTTAGCTTGTGACTTCACGGCTGGTCTTTCTTCTAGTGTAGGCCAACAAGCAAAGCGATAGGAACAGAATATACAGTTCTCATTAAGCACTGTATTGCCTGTCTCCTTACCTCTAAACTTTTCAGGCACTGCATCAAAGCAACGCTTGAACGTGTTATCTTTTACAGTCTGTGCCGTTTCCTTGATGTTGGCTATCTCTTTATCCAAGTCAAGGTTTGTGGCTGGTACATATTTAAACTCACCATTGGCTTTGTTTACTACCCACCATCCACCAGCACGTTTGCCTGATGCCTTGGAGTAGCCAGCAAGCTGACCCACATACCCAAAGCTATCGTGACTAGCTAATGTGTCATAGCTGTCGAACTTGTTTCGATAGGACCAGCTAGAAGCTGACTTGATATCATCAACAGCACCATCAATAACAATATCATATGTGCCGTTAATGGATGTATCATCATCAACTTCAAGAGTAACTTCTTTATTATCTTCATAATCCACTCCAGCTTCTTTCAATAGTCCTTTGAACACAGCCTCTACGATATCACCTAGCATCATGTTCATTACGAATGTAGTCGGTAAGGGCAACGCTTTCTCTGGCTGATTCTTTTGGAACCAGAGTTGACAAGTTGGCCTACCCACATTGGACATGCGTAGCCTAAACTCATCACGCTTATTGCCCCCACCAAACTGGCGTTTAAGAGCAGCAGCAATGTCATCAGCAACTTGTTTGATAGTGTCCTCTGATATAGAGGACTTACCATTAGCCGCATTAGTCATGTACTGGTGCAACGCCAGTTCAGCAGGATGGTTCATTACGCTACCTCTTCTACTTCGATATCCATAATGGAATCCAGATCAACTTCCATATCATCTTCGATATGGTTAGCCTTCTCTGCATACGCATTGATGATATACTCGTTGTAGTTCTGTACCCACTGCATGAAGTCAGCAAACATAGTCTGCTCTTTCTCAGTGAGATCAAGGCTAACGGTAGTATCTAGGCTTACCGTTGGCAGGTAGAACACAGCACCTGTAGGAATCTTACGCTCCTCTGATGTAGCTGTGATGATATGCTGCACAGGCAGACGCTTCATCTTTGCCAAGCGAGTAAAGACCTCGCCAACAATCTTGAATGCATCACGGTTCTCAACTTCCCAGATGAATGCTGTGTCGTCTACATCGACAGACTCCCCATGCTCATCTGTTGCGTTGACAAGTTCAACCATGCCAAGCACTACACGTACACGCTTGATAGACTTAATGAGTTCCTTCATCTTATCAGGAACAGAGTTCCAATCCTTGATAAAACCAGCAGGTTTACCACAGTTGAATCCACCATCGTTATCTTTCAAGTCGATGTTAAGATTATCAGCCATGACAGTCTTAACGTAGCGGTTAGATGAACCTGCATCACCACGAATAAAACGCTTATACATGAAGCGTTGTACATACGGGCGAATCTTTACAGATTCAGCGTAGTAGGTAGGACCGTCTGGTATTTCCAGCTTATAGGTTCCACCTTTGACCAGTACCTTTTCCGTACCGATAATAGGCGAGTGATTAATACGCAGACGTGCAAGAGTGCTTGCCTGTTTACGTTCACCAATTCCTTCATGGGCAATGCCCATAGCTTTAGCCATTTCCGCATAGTTAGCGGTATTGATAGTTGTAAGTTCCATATTTTATACTCCTTCTTTTGAGTTTGAATGCATAGTTATATCACGACACGTCCTTAGTGTCAAGCCAGTTGGGGCCGATTTTTGCCTCTAGTTCTAGCGGAACATTGAATACCAACCCCCAACGTATGGTAATCAAGTCAGGCAATACTCTGTTAGTCTCTTGTATTACATCAATACATCTCCTCTCCTCATCTGGGTGAACATCAATGACGATTGAATCGTGTACAGTATTTACCACACATGATTGCATACCGTCAAGTAATTTTTCTATGTGCAACAAAGCTAGTGGCACAATGTCTGCCGTAGCGAATGACTGCACGGGATAGTTCTTGATCTGTGTAAAGTGTGACACTCTACCTGTATGCTTACGCA